TGTCTGGACTTCGTTCTACACAGCTGACCTGGCTCCGCCATCCCCGCCGACACTGACCCTGGGCATCACCGGAAACACGCTGAAGATCACTGTGCAGGCACCGGCCAACCCCGATACCTACCGGGTCCGGGTCAAGGTCGGCAAGGCGGTGTCGGTCAACAACAACACCGACGCCAACTACATCTACACACCCGATGGTGCTGACGCCAACTGGTCGGACTGGCTGATCAGCCCGAACCAGACCAGAACCAAGTACTACCCTGCCGATGGTTCTTCGCTGACCGCTGGGTCGACCTACTACGTCACCGCCTGGACCGAGGACACCTCGCACAACTACTCCACTCCGGTCAGCGGCTACGAGAAGTTCCTGTCTACCGGTGTGGCAGCTCCGGAGAGCTACACCGCGATCCTCGACCCGTCGTACTCGAAGTCTTGGTACAACACCTCCGGCTACTGGGACCACAACACCGACCAGTACCTGCGGATCGGGACACCGGAGAACAGACGCGGGTTCCTCTTCTACTCGACCAGGATGCTGAGCCTGCTGAAGGGCGCGAAGAGCATCACCTCGATGAAGGTGCAGATCCAGCGTCACCCCCAGTGGGACTACAACGGAGCCACCCAGTTCCACATCTTCGGGCACTCCCTGCAGAACCAGCCGACCACCAACCCGATGAGCAAGATCCTGATCACCGACAGCGGCTGGCAGAGCGCAAACCACGGCCAGACCCTGCAGGTCGGTGTTCCGTCGTCCTTCTTCCCAGGCATGCTCAGTGGCAGCATCGTCGGCCTGGGGATCACCTCTCAGCAGGGCTCTGGCGACCATGACACCGACAAGTACTGCGGCACCTTCTACGGGTCTGGGACCGGCACTGGGCGGATCACAGTCACCTACGTCAGGTAGTGCGGTGATCAGCGTCTCGGGCACGGTGATCGGTGATCTGGCCACCGTTGTCTTCACACCGTCCCGTCAGCGGTTCACCGACTCCACCGGAGACGTGGTGGTCGGTGAGCCGGTCTACGCCCTGACCCAGAACATCAGCCCGGGGGTCAGTCAGGTGAGTGTCGATCTGCCGGACAACTCGGAGATGCTGAATACCAAGGACTGGGTCTGGATGGTCTACGAGACATCCCTCCTGGGTGGGAAGGTGCTGTTCACCCTCCCATCGGACCAGGCTGACTACCAGTACGCTGACATCCGGCCAGTGGGAGGACCCTAGATGAGGACCATCGAGCTCACTGGGCGCTACCTCGATCCGGAGGGCAACGCGGCGAAGATCGAGCTGCGCTTCACCCCGTCATCTGCGCTGAAGAACAGCACCGAGAACATCATCGTGCTGGGAGAACCTGTCTACGCCCTGACCAACGGCGACGGTGACTTCAGCGTCGATCTCTACCCGCAGCAGACCGACCTGGTCCCGGACAACTTCCTCTATCTGGTCGAGGAGCTGGTCGGGCGGACCATCATTCAGTCCTGGTGGATCGCACTCGGACCGGACTCCCCGGATGTCGTCTCACTACCCACGCTGTACCCGACCGAGCCGCCACCTCCGACGCCGGGTGTCTACCCGACCCTCTCCGACGTACAGGCCATCGCGGGCGATCTGGACCGGTCGATCTACAACCAACTGGCGGCACTCTCGCTCCTGGTGAGTAGCAACACCACGCTGATCACCACGAAGGTGAATGTCACCGACATCGGTGTCACGGTGCCTGAGCTCATCAATGGCGTGATCCCGATTGGCGAGATCCCGGCCATCAGGTTCCAGAACAGCTACTCGGCTCAGAGCGACACCGAGATGATGGCCCTGTTCGCTCAGATGGGCGACATCTGTATCAGACCGGACCAAGGACGCTCCTATGTCCTGGGAGCCTCTGACCCGACCGTACTGAGCAACTGGAAGGTGATCTCCTCAGATTTCTCGGTCACCTCAGTCAACGCGCTGACCGGTGATGTCATCCTCACCGCTATCTCGATCGGTGCAGCGCCGACCGTGCACAACCATGACGTGCTGAGCGGCTACAACTACGCCGCGACCTACATGCGGTCCTCGACCGACAACGTGCTGGAGCTGCTGAACGTCTCCGACAACGGCAGCGCGGTGCAGGTCAGCAACCAGGCGGTCTCCTGGCTGGATGCCACCGGCAGGCTGATCTACAAGATGGACCCGTACAACCCGCTCCCCTGGAGCCCGTTCGCGGTGACCGTCTTCGATGCCACCAACACCCCGATCACGACTGGGGCGATGGTGGTCAACGCTCAGGCCAGACCGGTGACCCCGGACAACGTCTCGGTGATGATGACCATCACCAACTGGCTCAACGGGTCGTCTCTGGCCTTCGTCGACGCCACTGCCTCCAACGGCATCTACACCGGCATCTTCGGTTCCTGGTCGGCCCTGCGTCCTGATGGCACCACCCTGGGAGCTGGTGTCGCCACTGTCAACAGCGCCAAGGTGATCGAGCTGGCCGGACTGACTCAAGTCACCAGCGGCAGTGGGCTGACCCAGACCCAGCTGACCATCATGGTCTACGGCACCTACCAGACCCCCTACGTGGCAACTACCGATCTGCTGCCCAACCCGAACAACAACTACCGACTGCAGGTCGGGCAGGTCACCGCTGGAGCACTGGACGCCGAGATCTCCGGCAACTGGCCCGTGCAGACCCTGAACCTGTCCCTACCGGTCGGTAACGTGCTAGCTCTGCACACCGGGGACCCACTGCCTGCAGGCACGCCCTCAGGGACCGTGGTGGCTCGCTACTCACCCGGCACCGGAGAGCGGCCAGCTACCGTGACCGTAGTGGGCTAGACCGCTTCTTCCGCCCGGGAGCCGAGCGGAGGAAGAGTGCCATCGAAGAAGTTACGGGAGCGCCCTGCTGGAGAGATCGTCATCTTGATCCTGGCCAGTTGCGCTGGGGTACTCATCATCAGTACCGGGGTGACTCTGATCATCACCTTCGTGCTACACCCCGAGGAGGACCTGACTGAGGTAGCACGGGGGATCGCAGACATCATCAACACCATCGTGGGCGCGCTCATCGGATACTTGGCTGGTACCTCCATCCAGAAGGGCAAGAATGACCAGGATCCACCTGACCCGCCCACCTCGTAACGACGACGAGCTCTACCAACTGGTCCAGTCGCTCTGGGGATTCACGGTGCCACGACATAAGGTCTGCGCAGAGCACCAGGCACCCTTCGACGCCTTCTCCACCGCCTTCTTCGGTCGTGAGCCTCAGGTGCTGGTCAAGGGTTCTCGTGGCCTGAGCGGCAAGAGCGTGATGATGTCTCTGCTGGCCCTGACCAAGGCTGTGGTCTGGGGCTGTGATGTCAACGTGCTGGGTGGCTCGCTGGCCCAGTCGAACAACGTGATCGAGTCGATGAGCCGAGCCTGGCGCTACCAGGACGCACCCAGCTACATGATCCTGAGCGACAACAAGACCGAGATCAAGCTGACCAACGGAGCAAAGATCCGGCCGCTGACCGCATCCCAGAAGACGGTTCGTGGTCCTCACCCGGCGTTCCTGGCGCTGGACGAGATCGACGAGATGGACGAATCGATCTACGAGGCTGCGCTGGGCCAGCCGATGCCGCAGAAGAACTGGCTCGGGGTGGAGATCCCGGCCAACACCATCGCCGTCAGCACCCACCAGTACGCGGACTCCACGATGACCAAGGCGATGGCCAAGTTCCGCGAAGAGGGTCTGCCGATCTATGAGTTCTGCTACAAGGACACCTCGAACCCGATCGACGGGTGGCTGAGTCAGGAGGCCATCGAGAACAAGCGCCGGACCGTCTCCCGGGAAACCTGGCGGGTGGAGTACGAGCTCGGTGAGCCTTCGATCGGCAACCGGGCCATCGACTCCGAGGCGGTCGAGTTCATGTTCGACGCCCCAGCTCCGGAACCGCTGAAGCTGACTCGTGACCACCAGGAGTACCTGATCCTGCAGCCTGAGGTGATCCGTGACTACGTGATCGCCGCCGACTGGGCCAGGGACGTGGACTGGACCGTCATCACCGTCTGGGACGCCACTGAGACCCCGATCAGACTGGCCTACTACGTCCGGATGCAGCGCCGTCCCTACCCACTGATGGTGGGCTACTTCAACGCCCTGCAGAAGCGCTACCACGCGGAGGGCATTCACGACGCCACCGGGCTGGGTGGAGTGGTGGCGGACTACCTGGAGGACCGGGTCCGCAACTTCTTGATGACCGGCGCACAACGGGACAACATGCTCAGCGAGTACGTCTCAGCCGTGGAGCGGAAGTGGGTCCGGGCCTCTCGGATCGACTCGATCTACACCGCGCACAAGCACGTGTCGACCGACGACATGTTCTCCCGGTCCAAGGAGTTCCACCTGCCCGACGAGGTGTGCTCCTCCGCGCTGGCCTGGAAGATGGTGGCCAACCGGTTCCCGATCGTCTCTCCGTTCGCCCCGCCGAAGGTGAACAACAACTGGATGACCCACGCGGTGGAGGACAACGTCAAGAGTCAGTACGACCGGATCGACGGTCAGGTGGTCAAGCAGGAAGACAACGTGTTCTCCCTCAGCTAGGAGTCGAAGCTCAGCGCCAGGCTCAGGGCCGGGTAGTCGAACCGCTTACCGGCCACGATGGTCTGCTCGACATCGAGTGGGGCGGAGCAGAGGTAGTTACCGTTGACGACCGCGTCCCAGAAGGCGACGTAGGAGATCCTGGTGGCAGGTGGGACGGACCAGGACAAGTCGTTGACGTTCCAGGTAGCCCGATTGTCCGGAGCGCTCATCTGGACCAGCTGGCGGGCGTAGGCACCGCCGTGGATCTCTGACATGTA